CTCTTTGACAAGACTTTCTATCTTATACGCCAGTAATCCGTTGGTAGAAAATGCTTTCTTAAGCGTTTCAAGTGACGCCAAGTGTTCTTCTTTAGCTGATAATTCAGATTCAAGTTTATCAAGTTGACTTTGAAATTCCCCAGTCTGTTCAAGTATAATTCCAATTCTGGTGTTATGTCTTTCTCTCTTTTCATTTTCTTCAATTACCTCTTGAAGAGCCGATTTAGCAGAGGCAATGTTTTCACGAAGCCCTCTAATCTTTTCTTGAAGGTCATCTTCATTGAGGACTGATGTAGAGAGTTCATGGTCGATACTCCTGTAGAGGTCTTCCCAATCCTTGATTTCTCTTTTTGCTGTCCTATATACCGCATTGTTTTTCTCCGCTTCCGTTAACTTCTCTTGCACCTCTCGTGCAAACTTTTGGCAGTTTTTAACTCTTTCACTATGTTCTTTAACCATATTTGCTACAAAAGATTGGTCTATCTCTCCCTCACATGTAGGGCAAGTAGCGTCAGGTATACCCGCTAGGGCTTCGTATTTAGTTAACATAGCCTGTTCGTGAGTTTGTTCTGATTTCCAAGTTGCGATTGATTCTACATAGCTTCTGGTTTCAACTTCCTTAGGATGTTCTGCCAATAATCTTTTATACTCATGCAAATCAATATCATTTAACTGCTTTTTAAGTTGATTATTAAGATTTATTTTTTTGTTTTTCTCGGTGATATTTTCAAGTTCTATTAATAGTGAACGCAAAGAGTTCTCATCTTCTTCCGAGTAAAATGGTAAATCCATTTTCGAAAGTATGGAACTATCTTCGAGAAAATTGTCTTCCAACCATTTTGCAATAGTTGATATTTTTGCATTGATAGTTGTAACTTCAATAGAATTTACCCTTACTGCTTCTTTGAAAGTTTCAAAGAATGCGACATACTCGTCTAGTTTCAAGAGGTCAATCAGGAATTTTTTCCTGTTTGTGTCTGTCGCTGTTAGGAACTGTAAAGACGCATTAGTATTTTGATAAACTAACTGTGAAAAAGTCTTAAAGTCAATTCCAAGAATTTCTCCTAGTGTCTTATAAGTATTTGACGCTGTATGTGAAGAAATATCTTCTCCATTTTTAGTTAATTTACACTTGAGGTTTGTACGCCGTACAACAGTAATGTTATATACGTCAGCGTCAACACTAAACTCAAGGCTAATATCGTATCCTTTGTTAACATATCTATTTGCTATATCCGCTTTCTTTACATTTTTACTATTTTTATTGAATAGTATTTCTTCTAATATTAAAGGTATAGAAGATTTACCTACACCATTTGTTCCAACTAATTGTGTGAGTGTGTCTTTTGATAAGTCCAACTCATTATTTGCCCCATACGAGAAGCAATTATCCCAGGTTAGTTTTTGTAGAATAATCATTAAATACTCCCATTAATTTTTTAGTTTTTTCATCATCAAGAGATAGTATCTCTTTTAGATATATAATTAATTCATCAGCAATAGACATTTCACTACTTAAATTTAGTCTAGCTTCTGTTTCTCGTCTGACGACTTTCTTATCAAGTAAATCGGAGTTTTTAACCTGTGCTAAATCTTGCACATCTCCTTCTAATTCATAGATAGTATGGTGAAACTCTGTTTGCACCATTTCATTTGGGTCTTCCACAGTCTTACGAATAAGTTGTGGTAGGTCAAACTTATGCCATGTCCAATCAAAGTTATCATCAATAATTAGATACCCCGTTTGGACTTCGTTTCTATGAAAAGAAGTAGTCATTGGGCTTCCTGGGTACACAATATTTCGTTGAGTATTCTCGTGAGCATGTAAGTCACCAGCAAAAACCGTTCTAAACTTGTTAAATCTTTCCAAATCTACCTCTGGTACTACATGAGGTGGTATCTCACCACGAACATGAGTAAATAAGACATCTGCATTGATGCCTTCTATGTGATTCTTTTTGTGCAAATCTGCATAAGGAAGAATCGCCCAATTATCCTCATAATAAGTTTCTGTTATAACTTCTACTAGAGGATTTATACTATTAGTGGCACGAATTAAATTACTAAAGAATGTATGATTCTTTTTAGTAGCTTCGTGGTTGCCGTCATAGATTATTGTTCTTACTTTAGTGTTCTTAACAAAGTCAAAATACAGAGTAAGTTCATCCATTGAGGGGACTCGGTCAAACAAGTCCCCGCCAATGATATGTAGAGTAACTCCGTGTTCATCTATAGCGTCCTGCACTTGCTCAAAGAACATTTGATATCTACTACACGCCCAAGGAACGGGTACATTCTTTTGTCCTAATTTAATATGCCAGTCTGCTGTAAATAAAATCATCCTACGAAATCTTCTCCTGGTTGCCATTCACAACCTGTTAATCCACCAGCTTTAATAGCCTGTAAAGTTCTAAGAACTTCATTAGCATTTCTACCAGTGTCAAGTGCGTTCACACTTACATGTTGAACTATGTTATCTTTGTCAATAATGTAAGTAGCTCTGTAACATACACCCTCTGCCTCATTTACTATTCCTAGTTTATGAGATAGTCCTAGTCCACAATCTGCAGCTAGTGAGTGTTGTATATTACCAATGAGGTCGTTGTCTTGTTTCCAAGCTAATTTACAGAACTCATTGTCACCACTAATACCGATAACATTAGCTTCTTCTACTAATATATCCATACCAGAAATTTCAGTAGGACAAATAAAAGTAAAGTCTTTAGGGTAGAAGTAAACTACTGTATAGTCGTGTTTAGTTGGTTGATAGTTTTCATGTACTGAAACCTTTACAAACTCGTTCAACTGATTCACTCCCTGCAAATCAAATGCGGGAAACTTCTCACCTACCCCTATCATGATACATCAAACTCCTCTGATACTTCATCTGGAGTATCACTTCCTGAATCATTGATTCTTCTAAGAAGTTCTAACTGTGCATCAGCAGTTGGTCTAGGTAGAACATCATCCATTGACTTTAAATTAGCCACTAAATCTTTCTCCCAGTCCTCTAGTTCTCTTGGTTTGCACTTAAGAACTTGTAATTGATATTCGACATTAAACACCTGTGGGCCAGTCTTCTTTCTTTTGAAATGGATATCATATCCTGTGACTGGGTCTGTTGGGTCTCCCAACTCTTCCATGGCGACTATAACTTGGTCGAACAATTTTCTTTTTAGATTAAGAACTTTTACAGTTTTATCAGTGTAGTCAATGCACTGGACGGCGTATGACCATCCACATTTAAGGTCTGGATAAAAGTCGCGAACATGGTCATGTTCTACATTGTTGAAAGTTTCGGAGTTTCTGTCAAAAGATAAACACTCCATAGGAATGTTTTTGCCATTCTCTCCTTTAATCCAATAGACATATCTAGGTAATAAGTCACCAACAAGTCTTACATGATGGTCTTCTTTACCTGCATAGTTATAGGTTTCGATTTTTTCTTTTTGGGCTGAGCCCTTGGTTTGGTTGAATCCAATTGCCATTTTAATTTCTCCATGTCTCCTCGAACATAAAGTGTATCCTTCCATCTTTTAGTTCAAGCAGTCTGTTATTAGTTATAATTTCATCTGATACTGGACATACCAGATAATCCAATGTGGTGTCTTTTGTATTGACATATTCATGATAGTTGCGGAATGATGCGACACCTGCATACTCCGCTACCTCTTTATCACTAAATGCCCGTCCGTGCTCCAGTAAATCTTTAGGATTTAAGATATAACTTTTGCCACCGAACTTGTACTTGTAAAACTTAAATGTTTTGTCATAATAGTTTTTAGGTTTAATCTTGTAAGTAATTATACGAAGGATCTGAATGATGTCACCAACATTTCCTTTGCTTACTTTTACAATCTTATTCCAATCAAATAACAACATATTATAACAAAATTTTAAACTCGTGTCAAGAACTATTTTTCTCAGGTATAGTACCATCTAAAGTTCCTGGGTTAGGCGCACTTGATAGTTCGCCATCGGTTCCCGCTTTCTGTCTCATCTTCTCAATATCTTTTGGATCCATGGTAGCGTGTACTCCTGCCATAGCCATATCAATCAGTTTACCTTGAAAAATGTGACTACCACAGTGCATTAATTCTATCATAGGTAATGCCCATATATCAATACCAAAACCTCTTACAGTTTCTGAAAACATATAATCTTCTGAAAGATATCTATTTTGGTCATTAATAATACAATCAAAGTATGCCATTATTTTTTCGCCATCTGCAAATTCTCCTTCTCTAATATGGTCTGGAGTATATAATCTTTCAGGGTGGTGTTTAT